CCCATAAACCTGCTATGGGAGGTTATCCCGTATTCTTTCGTTGTAGACTGGTTCTTGCCCATTGGGGCCTACATTGAAGGCTTAAAAGCCTGGGAAGGCCTCGTATTTAAAGATGGGTGTGAGACTCGGTTCACGCGACAGACTGCGATTTATAACGTCGAGTACTTCTTTGAAGATGATGTTCAATATGATGTGCGAACTGGGTCTTATAGTCGGGATGCTGTCCTGCTTGATCGGCTAGTTCTTACTAGCTTCCCAAGTATGACTCTCCCTTCTTTTAAAAATCCAATATCCGTGGATCATGCATTGAACGCACTCGCTTTAATGCGTGTCGCCTTTTCTGGCGGTCATTTTTATGGACGGTAGTAAGGTCTGACGTTAACTGCTTCTTAAAGAAGGGTACTATCACATGTCAGCCATAGGCTCTGTGAAACTCGCCGGTGCTGTTTCTTTGGCCCTTATTGCGAACAAGATGGATTCTGTTCACAAGACGGTTGGAGACGCAGCGATCGGCGTAACAAGAACGTTTGACCCCGAAGGCTTTCAGCTTCCCGGTGTTGCGCGTTGGGTTGACCGTAGCGGCGGAATCGCCGTCGGTTATCCTGCTTTCACTCTGCAACTGCGCCCGCCCACAAAGGCGTCGCGTGTGTACAGGGCAACGGCAAAGATTGTCCTCCCGACGTTGGAACAGACCAGCGCTTCGACGGCTACCGGTATACAACCGGCGCCTACGAAAGCGTATGATCATACCATCATCATCGAGGTGTTGTCACCAGAACGCGGCGCCCTATGGGAGAGACAAGCTATTCTCGACCTAGCGATGTCGCTATTTTGCACGACAATTACGGCTTCGGATGGTGCGCCTAGTGATGCTACGGGCTCGCCTTTCCGTTCAGCCGTAGAGAACTTCGACCCGCCGTTTTAGGCGGATTTTAGTAACTCACTCGAAGAGGACATCATGTCTTATGATAAGCGCGATCGCAATTTCCTTAAAGGAGTTGCACAATACCGTGTTAAAGCTGGTTTTGAAGCCAGTGTGTTTGAGCAATACCTCGACTCATTAGATCATCCGCGCGCCTTGACTGTTTGGCTCCTTTATAAAACAGGGGAGCATGAACAGCTGGCAAAATTAGCGTTTGATCCTCTCCACTATAATTCGGTGGAGGCTATGAGGTCTGCATACAGCGCAACTAAGTTTTTGTCAAAGTTCGAAGGATTAACCCTAGAATATGACTTGGCGGAAGTTGCGTTGAAGAAGTTTTTTGAATTTGAACTTCTTTGCAAACAGACGAATGGTCGTTTTCGGAACCTCTCTGCAGACCCCCTTTATAAGGGATCCGTCGTGTGGCTGCATAACGCAGTTATTCGTAAAATTGAGAGTGTTCTAGGCCAGTTTTGTCCAGAGGAATTTGCTTCTGCACCAGATTGGGGTCCTGGCGCCTCGATACTAATAAAACGTCGAGACGCTAGTTCAGCAATAAAGTTCCAGAATGAAACTGGGATAACACGTGACCTCTACTCTTTGCTACCAAACGAACTCCTTGAGAAGATTTATCCTCATTGGGGTAAGCACCTCCAGCTGCAGGGTTACCCACAGTTTCAGGTAGGTAGTAAAGTTATCACTGTCCCGAAGGATGCGACGACAGATCGAGTAATTGCAGTTGAGCCTGGAATCAATATCTGGTTTCAGAAATCGCTCGGCTCAATGATCAATCGCCGTCTTCTCCGGTTTGGTGTTGACTTACGTCATCAGGAAAGGAATCAGAATTTTGCGTTATTGGGCTCAAAATTGGGCTCCATAGCAACTGTTGACCTTTCTTCCGCCAGTGATTCTATCAGTCAGTCTGTTGTCGAGGCATTATTCCCTCCTCAATGGTATTCAGTGCTAGATAGCTGCCGGACCAAGTACGGCCTAGTGAAAGACAAGATTGTTCGGTGGGAGAAGTTCTCCAGTATGGGGAACGGCTTCACATTCAGTCTTGAATCCCTCATATTCTATGCGGTAGCTGTTTGCTGCACTGAGTATGTCCATGCTGACACTAATCACGTCAGCGTTTATGGGGACGACATCATAGTTCCGGTGTCGGCTTTTCGCTTACTATCCGAGGTATTGAGTTTCTACGGCTTTCGTGTAAACGGAACAAAGAGTCACTCTGATTCAATGTTCCGTGAAAGCTGTGGGTCTCACTATTACTCGGGCTTTGACGTCAAGCCTATCTACGTTAAACGTAGAGTATCCTCTCTCCTTTCGGTTTTTCGACTAGCAAATGCGATCCGGCGACAAGCTAGCAGGTCTTGGAACAACATGGCCTGCGATGCTAGTTTCCGTCCCGTATTTGAGTACCTCGTTCAATCAGTACCCAAAGGCTTGCGCCTAAGGATACCAGATGGACAAGGTGATGGTGGCTTCGTTAGTAACTTCGACGAAGCAACCCCTAGCAGGGCCCGACACGGTGTCGAAGGACATCGTTATCGCGCCTTGGAGGAACGGAGTAAATCCGTTATTGAGGAACGTATCGGCTATCATCTCTCGGTACTTTGGGAGATGTCGAAGCGTGAGGAGGCTTTACGCCCCCCCAGTAGTGTGCCGTTAACGCTAGAAGCGATGTTCTGCGCCGACAAAGAGGAAGTGAAGAGATCAGGACGCAACTCCGTCCCTCTTCATGCTACTTCAGTCGGTGTGGTTCATGGCGTTATTAGACAGTGGTCTGATCTCGGCCCTTGGATCGATA